TTCTTTAACCTGCTGCGGCGTCATTTTGATAAAAACGTCCGTATAGGTAAAGCCTCTATCTGCCATAATCAGCCGCCAAAAGCCCCAATTACGCCTTGCTCGGCTTTTCAGTTGGCTTTTCGTTAGCTTCCTCTCGAAAGTTGCCCTGCATTACCTCACGCGCAAAGCCGACTACCTCGTTGAACTCGTCCATACTGTCAAAGCTGTCGGGGGTAAGTCCTTTAGGCTCAACGATAACATGATCGAACAGATACTTTGACAGTTTGACAAGACTTGTGTTGTTGGTGCCCTCAATGTAGGAACCGTCAACAGCGGATAACGCCGCCGAAATGCCGTTAAACTGTGCTGTATATGTTTTGCCGCCGATTTCCTTTGTTACTGTGTATGTGTTTGCCATAATAAGACCTCATTTCATAAAAATTTACCCTGCCGCTATTATGCAGCAGGGTATTGTATTTTGTTGTGATTATTCGGTTGTGTAGTCAAAGACCTGAAACTCGAACTCAAGATCGTCAAGCTCTGCGCCCTCTGCGTCCTCGGGAAAATTCTTGATTCTCGCCTGAGTACCGCCGAACTTTCTGCCGAGGTTCTTGTTGTTTACCCAAAGGGGAGCGATAACGCCCGCTTTCGCGTCGGCGATAAGCTGCTTGCGCTGCGGACTTGTGCCCTGCAAAGTGACAGTAACGGTGCCGAGCGGATTGTTTGTTTCATTTACAACAACGTCGCCTTGCGCGCCCACGCTTGTAGAGAAAAATTCCTCGTCTTTTGCGCCTGTTACCATATCTTCTGCAAGACCTGTAAGATAGGTGCTGCCCCAAGTAATGACGCAATCTTTTGCATTATATTCGGTCATAACGGTTTTTCCCTCCTTAAATTACTAACTCGCCCTTGATTGTGGCGGTGTGGATCGCGCCTGCAAGGGTAAATTCAAAGTTGCCGCCCGTGTACGCTCTCGACGCTCTGTCGGTTGCGCTCATTTCGGAACGCTTCTTGAAATTGACAGTGTACAGAGGCGTTGTGCCGTCCTCCGCTGTCGCAATCATGCCGTTAGTGAAAGCCTCCTGCAACACGTTTGCGGTGGCGTTCTCAAGCACGGCGATTCCCGTATCAGTGTAGGGCAGCTTGTCGGCGTTGTTCAACATCTGCTGTGTTCTGACCTCGATCTGCTGAATGATCCAATCCTTGCTGTCGATAATGTCAATGTACTCGCCGCTGCAAGTCTTGCCTTCGGTGGTGACAATATCGCCTGCCTTTGTTACGACGGTGAGCGCGCCGCCGCTGTGGATTTCTCCGAGCTGATTGTCAGAAAGATCAAGCGGTGTAAGCCCCTTGATAATAAGGTTTTTATAGGTGAAGCTGCCGACCGTTCTGCCTGCTGTTTCACCCACAAGAGCCGCAACCGCATACGGCTGCACGGGGACTTCTGTTTCCTCTACGGTGGTGGTGAGGTTGTAGAAGAAAGCAATCGTTCTTGAAAATGTGCTGAGATTCGCAAGCCCTGTCGTCGCCGCTACGGTGATGAAATAGAGCTTGTTTGTTTCCTCGATATAGGTTGCGATCGCTGCGTCGGTGGTGGTGTCGCCATCACCCTTGATAAGAATGAGCTGCCTCCATTCCTTGCTGATTACCTCTGCAATAGCGGCTGTTCCTGCTGCTGTTGAGCCGTAAACGGCAATCTTTGACGGCTTATTTGTCTGAGCAAAGATAAGAGCCGCCGCCTTTGCTGCCTCGCTGCTTGCGCCGCAAGCGGTTTTAACGTCCTCAAGCGATTCGCATACGGTGTAGGGCACCGCGCTTGCGGCAGTCAGCTTTGTTGTCAGAATGAGCGGCATACCGAATCCGACCTTGCCTGCGATCGCTGTCTGCGAAATTCTAACAATAACATCAAGTGCCATTGTTTTACCTCCTTTTGAAATAATTTGAATTTATTTGAAATTGTGTCAGTTTGATATATTGTAATTGAAATTAAAGCCCTCAATAACTTCGCTGCTTGTGTCCTCAATCTCGTTTAGGAAATTAAAGGTTACATCAAAGCCATTGCGGTATTCATAACCTGTTGTCAACAAGTTATCTCTGTTTGTAATATCCCCTATATGCTGTACTACAACGTGATTATCAGAAAGCTCAGTATTGCCGATACGATCAAGAAAGTCGTACAGTTTCAGAGCTGCATTTTTTGACCGCAGATCATTTGTTGAGTGCGCTGTGAAGCTCCAAATCTGTTGAAATTCCTTGCCGTAATATTTTCTGCCGTTCCTTGTGTACTCGCCGTAGGTTCCGTTGTTTACCTTCATAGCGGTTGTTACGGTATAACCGATATAATCGCCGTTTGGCGGCTCTGCGGTTTGATTTGCACGCATAACGGGCAACTCAAGGTATGTTTCAATAGCAGAAACAATTATGTTCCGTTTCGCTTCAAAATCAATCATGGTTGCCCCTCACTGAAACGTGAAATATATTTGAGCGTATAGCAGCAAAAGCCCGTGTAGCTGTAATTCTCCTTTACATCTTCGACGTTGTAAACATTGCCTTTGTGAATCACCTTTGCGCCGACAAGGGAGCTTGTGTGTTCTCTGAGGATATATAGCTGTTTATCTTTCGCCGTAAGTGTGCCGTTTGAATCATGCAAGAGGCGTTCGCTAATATCTAATATCGCGCCCGTCAATTCGATTTCCGTTTCTTCTGCTGTGTATTCTCCGTTTACAAAACCGCCCTTGCTCGGCAAAATAGCGGTAAAGGAAGTGCTGTATTTCTTTATGAGGCGTTCAAAATGAAAATAGATTGACATTTATTTAACCTCAAAAGTGATACTCTCGATCATGTTGCCTGTGTCAACAAGTGGGTTGCTACTTCCTTTTTCGTTTACCGTCATGCTGCTATTAGGTGGGCTTGACAAATCCCTTGCGTACTTCTTTATCTTCGTTGATAAGGTAAGCCCGACAAAGTTGAGCAGCTGATCGCTACTCATTTTGCCGCTCACTACCTGCCCGAGAAGTTTTGACGCTTTCTGCATTACTTCGTCCGCATAGGTGTCGTGACCTGACCGAATAAACGACCTTTCGGGAATCTGTATTGACGTTGTGCTTTTGCTTAGGTGATAACCTTTATAATGCAGAAAAGCCCTCATTTTCGGAGTAACGGGAATGTTACAGCCGTATTCGTGTATTCCTGCAAGCCAAGCGTGCTCACCTTTTAAGCAGCCAACCGTCACTTTGCGCCCGTTCAAAGCCTCAAGCGTCCGTTGTACTTCGGGGAATTTGTCTTTTTTTGTCCTATACTTTACGCCCATGCGTTTTGCGCTGCGGCAAACCTCACTTTGCCCGTTGTTACAGCGTCGCCGAAAATAGACCGAGCAATCTGTAAGAGCATACTGTCCTTTTCTACATTACTGAAAGACTGCGACAAGCCGCCTGCGCTTTCGCTTGCTATGCCGTCGGGTAACTGCATTACACCGATATATTTAAGCATAAACAGTTGAACGCCTGCGCTGTTGTTGCTCAATGTGGTTTTGTCAACCTTGACAGATGTATTCTGATCTATCCAATTCAACGCGCTTTCGACAAGTACAAGGGTTTCGGGATCAGTCGGCAGGTTTAGATTTAGGCTTTCGACCTGCTCTTTTCCTACCATTGCTTACAGCCTTTTCTTCAACCTCTGCCTCGGTTTCGGCTCCTGCTTCAACCTCTGCCTCGGTTTCGATTTCTGTTTCTTCCTGTGCTTCCTGCTTTTCGGGGATTTCGTTATTAGAGGCTTCGGGACTTTCCTCGCAAACCTCAATAGGCGTATTTGCGGCGTAATATTCGCCGTTGTAGATTGTAGCGTGATCGAATGTCTTAATCATGGTGTTTCTCCTTACGCGATTTCAAGCGCGCAGCACTCGTCCATACGCTCGAAAGAGGGCAGCACGATTTCGGAAACGGTTGTCTTTGTGTTGACG